CTCCAGCACCACGGCGCTGACGCTGACCACCAACGGCACCGCCACCCTGACCAACACCATCGGGCTGCGCACCGAGCACGTGAAGCTGATCGTCGACATGATGAAGGAGCGCAACATCCCGCCCTTCGTCGGCGACGACTACGTGGTGGTGGGGCACCCCTCCACCTTCCGCCCGCTGAAAAACCAACTCGAAACCCTGCATCAGTACGTGGAGAGCGGCCTGCGCATGATCATGGCCGGCGAGATCGGCCGCTACGAGAGCTGCCGGTTCGTCGAGCAGACCAACATCGCCAAGGCCAACTGGACCACCGGCAACAGCAACCAGGCGTTTTTCTTCGGCCAGGATACGGTGGCCGAAGGCATCGTGGTGCCGGAGGAAATGCGCGGCAAGATCCCGACCGACTACGGCCGTTCGCGCGGCGTGGCCTGGTACTACTCGGGCGGGTTTGCGCTGGTGCACACGGTGGCCGCCAACGCGCGGATCGTGAAGTGGGATTCCGCGGCGTAGGCTCCGTTTACCGCACGTAATCAAGGGCCGGACGACCTCCGGCCCTTCTCGCATTGGAGAAGCCATGAGCAACGCACCCGGCCAGATGCTGGAAGAGCCGCACGACCGCGACGGCTTCGGCGTCGGCGACGAACTCGGCCGCAAAATTGTGTATTCGTCCGGGGTCGAGCACAACGGCGGCTGCTCTGCCGCCGACATCAAGCGCGGCTATATGAACGTCACCGACGAGCGCACCCCGGTCCTCTCCGAGGACAAGTACGGCGGCGACACCTACGCGGGCGACCCGCTGAAGATGGGCGGGTTCCTGTCGCGCCCGCGCGGCTGGGCCCGATAACCGGAGATCCACATGAGCCAGTACCAAGATCCGCAAATGCCGTTCCCCAGCGATGGCCGCACCCACGAGCCGCCGCTGAATCCACCCAACAAGGGCACCGGCACCGGCTTCATCCCGGGCATGGGCGGGGCCTACGGCGCCGACACCGACCTCAAGGCCGACAACCGCATCAAGGGCTTCGGGAGCGCCACCGACTCCGATCCGATGGAGCAGTGCTATCCGGAGAACCAGCAGCAGCAGAACACCCCCGGCCGCCGGATGCCGGAGCCCAACGGCAAGGGCATCACCGCCGCCTGTGACTCCGACGCCTGGAAGGACGAGACCCCGAAGGACCAACGCTACTAGGAGGCGCGTATGCCCGAGCCGCACAAGCTGGAGAAGAAGCTGCCCTACGCCGAGATCTACGGCGAGGTTGCCAACAACGCCCGCTACGAGCAGAACGGGCGCCAGTTCGACGCCCAGGGGCGCGAGGTGCGTCCGCTGGACGAGGTGGAGCGCGAGCTCGACCTGGATGCGAAGGCGCGGGCAGTGGCCGACGAGAAGCGCATCGAGGCCGAGGTGCAGAAGCGCCTCAAGGCGATGAAGGAGGCCTAGATGGTCTGGAGGCTCTCCGATCCGCAGGGCGACGAGGCCGCCAAGGTCAAGTACGACATCGTCCGCTATACGAGAGGTATAGGGATGGACGTCGGCTGCGGGCCGGGCAAGGCCTTCCGCCACATGATCGGCGTCGACAATCAAAAGGACGTCGATCTGTTCGGCATCGCCATGCAGCCGGACCTGGTGATCGCCGACGCGGCCAAGCTGTCGGCCAGCGTGGAGGCGGCCTCACTGCCCTACGTCTTCTCGTCGCATTTGCTCGAGCACATCGAGGACCATCAGGCCTGCCTGGCCGACTGGTGGAGCTGCATCCAGGAGGGCGGCTACCTGGTGCTGTACCTGCCGCACGCGGACCTGTACCCGAACATCGGCACCCCGGGCGCGAATCCCGATCACGTGCACGACTTCCGGCCGCAGGACATCGTCAGCGCCATGGTCGCGGTGGGATCGTGGGATCTGCTGGTGAACGAAAAACGCGATCAGGGCCGCGAGTACAGCTTCCTGCTGGTGTTCCAGAAGCGGGCCAGCGGCACCGGCCACAGCTACTCCTGTCTGCGACCGCGCTTGCCCAAGACCGCGCTGGTGATCCGTCACGGCGGCATCGGCGACCAACTGCAGGCGGCCTACTTGCTGCCGCAGTTGAAGCGCGAGGGCTTCCACATCACCGTCCTCACGACGGAACGCGGCAAGGATCCCATCGCGCTGGATCCGCACGTTGACGACTGGTACATGGTCGACGTCGATCAGGTTCCGAACCATGAACTGGGTTTGTTTTGGAAGAGCCTCGCAAAATACTACGATCGGGTGGTGAATCTGAATGAGAGCGTGGAGGGGGCCTGGCTGGCGCTCCCCGGGCGCATTCAGCACACCTGGCCGACGGCGCTGCGGCACAAGCACCTGAACCAGAACTATGCCGAGCACGCGGCGGCGCTAGCGGCCATCCCGTTCGTGCCCGAAGGCAAGTTCTACGCTTCCGCCGACGAGGCCAGCTGGGCCGCCGAGTGGCTGGCCAGCACGGCGCGCAAGGCCGGCCTGGAAGGTCCGGTGTACTGGCTGATGATCGCCACCGCCGGCAGCTCGCCGCACAAATTCAATCTGCACCAGGACGAGGTCATCCGCGAGGCGCTGAAACGCTTGCGCCGGGTGTGCGTGCTGTTCGTCGGCGACTACGCCGGGAAGCTCCTGGAGCAAGGCTGGCAGACCGAGCCGCGGGTGATCTGCGGCTGCGGCGGCTTCAGCGTGCGGCAGACCCTGACGCTGGCGCAACGGATGCACTGCGTCTTCGGGCCCGAGACCGGCGTGCTCAACAGCGTCTGCTACGAGCCGCAGGTAAAGAAGGTCCTCATGCTCTCGCACAGCTCGCACGAGAACTTGAGCAAGCACTGGCTGAACACCACCGCCGTCCCCGGCGTGGCCCCCTGCTATCCCTGCCACCAGCTGCACTACAACAACGACTACTGCCCGCGGGATGAAGAGACCCATGTGGCGCTGTGCCAGTTCCACATGCGCTACGAAGACCTGTACGCGCCCATCGACGCCGACTACACCGGCTGGGCGCGGGTGAAGATGCTGGTGGCGGCATGACGCTGCTGGACCTCATCGGGCTGTTTCGGGACGAGGCCAAGGACCAGAAGAAGCCTTCGTTGTGGAGCGATAGCGTGCTGGTGCGCTACGCCGCCGAAGGGGAGGCCGAAGTCGCGCGGCGCACCCGCTGCTTCTTCGACGCCACCACCCCGGCCATCTGCAGCTACCCGATCGTGACGCCGGTCGCCGTCGTGACGCTGGATCCGCGAGTGCTGTTTATCCGCCGGGTGAAGCTGGCCTCGCAGCCGTGGACGCTGGACAAATGCGACCAGCGCGATCTGGACTGGGGCACCCCCGGGTGGGAGCAAATGCAGGCCAGCGCGCCGTGCACCTGGTTCCCGCTGGGCTACCGCCAAATGCAGCTGGTGCCGGCGCCGGACGCCAACGATACCTTGAACCTGCAGGTGATCCGGCTGCCGCTGGTGCCGCTCGCCATCGACAACCTCGATGCTTCTCCCGAGATCGAGGACCGCGCCCAGCACGGCCTGGTGCACTGGATGCTGTACCGGGCCTACGGCAAGCAGGACTCGCAGACCTCCGATCCAGCGAAGGCGAAGACCGCGCTGGCGCAATTCGAAATGCAATTCGGCCCGCCGTCGACCTTCAAAGACGAACTGTGGCTGCAGCACTTCCACGGCCAGGACCAGTACGAAGGCATCTTCTAGGAGCCGCACATGGACGAGAGAGTGAACGCGCGCGACGTCATCGGCGCCAGTGTCATCCGCGGTGCCGCGATCGGCGAGCTGTGCGCGGCCCCCTACTTCCTGTGGGACGTGCGCTGCCTGCGCGCGGGGCGCGAGATCTGGCGCGAGACCTTCCGCAACACCGTGATGACGGCGGGCAAGAACGACCTGCTGGATAAATACTTCGCCGGCAGCGCCTACACCGCGGCGTGGTACGGCGGCCTCATTTCGCTCACCAGCTACACCACTGGGATAAATGCCGCCGACACCATGGCCTCCCACTCGGGCTGGATCGAGGACGTGGCGTACAGCAACGCCAATCGGGTGACCGCGGCCTTCTCGGCGGCAGCCGCGGGCGCGAAGGCCCTCTCCAGCCCCATGGCCTTCAACATCAACGGCACCACCACCATCAAGGGCCTGTTTATGACGACGGGGAACGGGAAGTCCGGCACCTCCGGCATCCTCTACTCCGCCGGCCTCTTCACGGGTGGCGATAAAGCGGTGGCCAACGGCGACACGCTCAACGTGAGCGGGACGTGGACCATCACCTAGACGAGCCGGTTTACGATGGCCGCCACGACGACGTCTACCAGATCGGGAGCTTCGGCGGCATCTACTTCCGCATGGTTGGCGGTCCCACCGGGACGGTGCACCCGGGGCACCGCCATCACCAGAACCACATCACCCACCTCTGTGACGGCAAGGTGCGGGTGCGCTACCGCGCCGCCCGCGGCGACCAGGCGTTCAAGAGCGCCGTGTTCATCGGGCCGATCAACTTCGAGGTAGCGGCGGGCGTCTATCACGAGATCACGGTGCTGGAAGGCCCGGCGCGGATGAGTTGCCTGTTCTGGAACGAGCCCACCGAGATCCCCTTCGCCGAAGAGCGGCCGGAGGAAGAGGACCCGGAGCGGGTGCAGCTGCAGCGCCTGGCCGGGCAGATCCTGCGGGCGCGCACCGATCCCGAGTGGGCGGCGCTGCTCGAGCGCCTGCGCCCGGTGCTGGGGTGAAGCATGGCCGAGGGCGTGTTTTGGGTGGTGGACCCCGGCGGCGGCGGGTACGAGGCCGGCGATGCCATCGCCATCTGTGAGGATCACTGGCCGTGGAGCGAGCGCGAGCTGACCCATCCCGGCTGGGCCATCGCGCTGATCGGGGTGGACCCGCACCGCCTGGCCGGCTGGACTACGTCGCTGCGCGACGAGAAGAGCGGCAAGTTGCTGCTGCTGCGCGAGCGCGGGCTCGACCCGCATAGCGCCATCTTCGCCTACCTGCGCGCGCGCGCCGGGCGCGGCTATCCGGTGGGGCTCACCGCGGCGCAGACGGTCGAGCTGCAGCAGGCGCTGCGGGAGAAGCCGATCCCGGGCCGGGTGATCCTCAAATGACCACCACGGTCAGCAAGACCATCGGCACCAGCGGGCGCGATTATTCGACGCTGGCCACGTGGGCGGCCGACTGCCCGCCGGATCTCACGGCGGTAGATCAAATTTGGAAGGGCCTGGTCTACAACGACAGCGAGTTCTCGGCCAGCTTCGGTACCGGGTCGCCGGTGGTCGACAGCACCCGCTATATGTGGCTCACCACCGGGCCGGGGCAGTCGCATTGCGACCACGCCTCGAAGGACACCAACCCGGTCAAGTACGACCAGTCGAAGGGCGTCGGCATCCGCCTGACCGGCGCCTACGTGGTGCTGCTGCACGTCGACTGCAACTACACCATCATCGAGAAGATCCAGCTGTATTGGGACAGTTCCTACAACTCGGGGAACATGGTCAGCGTCAACGCGCCGGGGACCAAGCTGCGCAACCTGATCTACCAGAGCAACCGCGGCGGCAACACCGAGTTCGCCATGTACGGGAATTGCGGGCTCGAAGACAGCGTCATCATCCTCAACACCAGCGGCGGGCACACCGGGCAGGCCTACTACAGCGCCAACCCGGGCAACTGGATCATCGGCTGCACCTTCGTTGCGCCCAGCGACATGGCCGGGGCCAACGGCATCTACACCGGCTACTCCAATTTCCCGCAGATCCTCGGCTGCGCGGTGTTCGGCTTCGGCACCCCCTTCGCCAACGCCAGCATGAGCAACCTGGAGAGCGTGGGGAGCAACTACAACGCCACCGACGGCAGCAGCGTGCCGGGCGCGGCCAGCCTCTCCGGCCTCACCTACGCTTCGCAGTTCGAGGGGGTGGTGTCGTCGGCCATGGACTTCCGCGCCAAGAGCACGGGTGGCTTGGGCGCGGGCTACCCGCACTACAGCGGCAGCGCGGGCGACGTGGTGCTGCACACCCGCGGCAGCCCCAACCAGACCATCGGCGGCTGGGAGATCACCGCTACCGGCCCGCCGCCGCAGCTGCTGTACCCCATCAGCGACGTCGCCACCAATAGCTGGCTGTCGTCCTTGGGCGGCGCGCTGTACGCGGCCATGGACGAGGCCACCGCCGATCCCGCGGACTATGCGTACTCCCCCAACAACCCGACCACCGAGGAATTTGAAGTCGCCCTCACCGTGGCCGGCAGCCCGGGGAGCGGCAAGGATCTCATTGCCGATTACCAACTGCACGCCGTGGGGCTCACCACCAATTTCCGGCTGACGCTGATGTGCGGCAGCACCCAGATCGACCAGTGGACCGACAGCGTGACGGTGGCCGACGGCGACAAGACCAACACCCATACGGTGCTGGCGGCCAACGCCAACAGCATCACCAATTACGCCGATCTGCGCCTGCGCGGGCGCGCGTCCGCATAGGAACGCCATGACCGACAACGTCGCCATCACCGCCGGCAGCGGCACCACCATCGCCACCGACGACGTCAGCGGGGTGCAATTCCAGCGGGTGAAGCTGGTAGACGGCACCCTCGACAGCAGCGCCGTCATCCCGGGGGACGCCACCAACGGCCTGCGGGTCTCGCGCGCCGCCGATACGGTGCCGACGCTGGTGACGATGCAGAGCGCGCAGGCCGCCAACGGCAACGGCACCACGCTCAACGTGCTGGGCTACTCGTCGGTGGTGGCGCTGGTGACGGGGACCTTCGTGCTGACGATCGAGTTCGAGGGCTCGCTCGACGACACCACGTGGGTGAATATCGCGGCCGAGCGGCTGGATACGGTCGGGGTGCTGATCTACGACATCATCAGCGTCGGCACCTACCGCATCGACGTCACCGGCTTCAAGAGCCTGCGGGCGCGGGTGCTGGGCTTCGTTTCCGGCAGCGTGACGGTGAAGGCGCTGCTGACGCAGTCGCCGACCACCCACCCGTTCATCACCAACACCGGCTTCACCGCCATCGGCACGGTGGGGCAGGACGGCCCGGCCGGCACCGTCTACCCGCTGTTGATCGGGGGCCGCGCCAGCGCGGCGGTGCCGTTCGACATGAGCGCCGACAACGATGCGGTGCCGGCGTGGTTCCTGCGCAACGGCGCGATAGTGGCGGCGCTGGCCGGCAATCTGGTCTCCACCAACAACAGCTCGAGCACCACGCTGGGTTCCGGTGCTGCCTTCACCGGCACTGCTGATGACATCACCGACTACGCGGTGGTCACGGTCAGCGTGTTTGCCAACGTCGCCAGCGCGACCGACGGCCTCTCCATCCAGCAGTCGTCCAACGGGACCAACTGGGACGTGGCCGACGTCTACACGGTGGCCGCGGGCGCGGCCAAGCACGTAACGGTGCAGTGCGCGCTGCGCTACCTGCGGGTGGTCTACACCAACACCGGCAGCGCGCAGTCGAGCTTCCGCCTGCAGACCATCTTGCATCGCGTCAATCAGCGCGGCAGCTCCGTGCGGCCGGGCGACGCGCGCAGCAACGAGCAGGACATGGAAGAGGTGATCGCCTATCAGGCCCTCTTCAACGGCACCACGTGGGATCGCCAGCGCGGCGACACCGCCAACGGGCTCGACGTCGATGTCACCCGGATGCCGGCG